CTCCAAGACCTTGTAAAGGAGTCCTTCCTGGCACTCGTTAATCTCGTCAATCCCACCGCCGTTAATCTCCAAGCCCTTAAAGCGGTCAAAGTCTTTATCGGTATCGTAATTCTCGCCCATAAAGATTAACTCGGAGCCGTTGGTGAACCGCACAATCTGGGCCTGCTTGTCCCAAGATGCAACGTGCGTGCCTAAGCCTTGGTTCATCAGGGACGTGAAGGTCACAAGCGTTGTACGCTGAAGCGTGGGCATACTCTGCCTGATAATCACCCACCGGCTGCCGGGGTATTTGGAGCAGAGGGAGATATAGGTTAGAAGGAGGCAGTAAGTCTTTCCGCCTCGGATCGCTCCGCCAAAGAGGATGAATTGCTTCTCCCCCGACAAAGCCATCTTATACGCCTGACTCTGCCTCGCCGTTAGTTTCATCCACAATTGGTTCAGTCAACTCAAGAACAAAAGGCCCCGTGTTCGGTGCCGTGGTCTGCTGCTGGGGCTTGCCATACAAATAGGCCAAGGCCAATTCCATCGCCCGCATATTGCCACGAATCGCCTCCGTGACCAATCGGGCAATCAACGCATCCATCCGCTTCACACCGCCAATCGTCCTGTCCAAGTCGGCATCAAGCAAGTCCCGAATATCTCGCCTCGTGACCGTCTTAGGCTTCGTAGAACGAGCGTTTAAGAGGACTGGCATCTCTGCCTTCGGTTCAGCACCCGGAACGCTCTCAGGAGCCTCAGAGACCTCCCCCTCAATAACCTCAGCCCTCTTCTTCTTTACAAACTCATGTATCGCCATGCACCCACAAAATTACCACAAGTCAAGTTTAATTCGCCCAAAAAAAATGGGGGGTACCCCTTTTCCACAAAAAAGGCGTTTTTTTCCCACAAAGGGCGCAATTTGTTTTTTATCCCTTACTATATATATAAGTGTCTATATACTATATAGACATCTATATTAAATATAGACATCTATATAACATATAGACATCTATATAGAATATAAACACTTATATTAAATCTTATGCTCATTTTTTTTTGAGTCGCATTTTGCACACCAAAAAGAGTCTAAAAACAGCGTCAAAAAGGTACCCGATTTTAGCCATTTTGTCAAACTGTGTTAAGGGGTGAGAAGTAGTGGGAGTGGGGGAGAATGTGTTTATATATCCATTTTTGCCCGGGTCTATGCTTTACAGCCTGGACCCTTTGCGGGTGCCGGGTTGCCTGTTTTGGGGTCCTTTCTTTCGTCCTTACTTTGGGCCCTATTGCTTGGCTCCATGCTTGACGGCGTGCAGGAACGGCGAAGCTTGACGGCGGGGGGTGACGATTGGCCACCTATAAAAGTGTCCTTTCTTTTATCCTTCATTCCGGGGGCCTGTTCCCGTTTGCTACCTTCAGGCGGTCGGGTCGGGGCGGCGTTCGGTCTGGCGGTCCCCTATTTTGGTGTCCTTTCTTTTATCCCTGCATTCGGGACCTCTGGAGGGTGACTCGGTTTTTTTTGGGGGGGTCTGGATGGTGGGACCCTCGGCCCTGTTCCCTCCGCCCCGTTCCCTTATCCCTTATCCCTTTGTGACCGTCCCCAAAAGTAAGGCCAAAAAAAAAGGGCCCGTTTGGGCCCCTTGTTTTCGCTGCTGTTGTTGTTCTTTTATTCCTGCATGGCTTCGGCTGCGTGCTTGCGCTCTTGCGCTTTCTCGTATGCCTGGGCTAATTTGGTATAAATTGCTTGGCGGTCTTTTTCCCTGTCTTGAGGGTGGCTTATCATAACGGGCATTATTAACCCGCTGGCCGTTCCGTGTTCGTCGCTGCAATATTCAATAATTGCGGCCCGGTGTTTTTCTCTAAAGGTCAAGATCCAGGGGCCCGCCTCCATGATTTGAGCAGCTCGGCCGATTAGCTTGGGGTCCAGGCCGATTTGCCCCCCGGTTAATTGGTATTCGGTGGACGTTGGGAGTACGGCGGTCCATTGCGGGTACCTGCCGGGGCCGTTCACCATATCAACGGGGTCCAGGTACGGCAGGACGTCTAAGGTATTGCCGGCCTTGTCCCTGGTGTTGATTGTCTTTTGGTCTTGGTTGCAGGAAATAAAGTGAACCTTGGACCCCGTGAGCTTCTTGTATTGATCGGCATGGATGTAAAATTCAGCGGGCAAAATTTCGGGGTTACTTAGGACCTCGGATACATTCAGCCAAAACAAGGTGTGGCTGTCTGTGGCTACGGCGTACAGGCCGGCGGGGCCCTGGGGACCTTCGGGCAAAGTGCTAAATTGGACGTACTGCATGGCCGGGCGTAATGCGTCTTTACTTGCGCTAAGGTGGATTTTTGCGAAGGCTTGGGCAACAAGGGATAAAATTTGGTTTTTCATGGTTTAGGGGTTTTTAAGGGTTTAGGGTTTAGGGTTGTTTTGGGTTGGGTTGGATTAACGGAAATAGAGTAAATCAAAAACATAATCGGGTTCTAAGCCTTCTTCATATAAGACCTCTTCCGGGTTTTCTCCATCCATTACACGGGCTCGCATTTCTTTTAGGATCTCCCGGGCTTCTGTTGGGTCGTTTCCTTGGTTAATTAGCGCGTTTAGTAATTCCATGGTTTTTAGGGTTTAAGGGTTAGGGGTTTGGGTTGGATTAGTTGAAATAATTCGAATTTAAGCGGCGGGAAAATTGACGGCGAAGGTAGGCCCGTATCTCGTGGCCTGTTTCCAGGTGCGGCATGGTTTCCCGTGTATCGTTCCAAAGGATCGAGACAAGCACGCGGCAGGCGGCGGGCCTATATTCTGTGGGGAAATATTGGCCGGTAATATAGCGAAGCTCCCCGGATTCATTAAAGGTAAGGCGGTCGCTGCTTGTTTTTAGATACCTTTCTATCTTTGCGTCCAGGTCCTGGACCTTGCGAAGGGCAAAAATAAACAGCTCGTAAAAATCGCGGCGGTCCCTGGTAACTTCGGCGGATTCCCGGCGGTAATCTTTCCAGGACCCGTAATTTACGGGCTCGATGCCGGGGCGGCCATCCACGAATTTACAAAGTAGATCGGCGGGGCTTAGGGTTTGGGGTTTGTTGTTCATGGCTTGGGGTTTTTAAGTGTTTAGGGGTTGGGGTTGTTTGTTGGCTCAAAGATACGGCGGCCCCTACCCATTGCGACCTTTACCCATAAATATTTTTTATTTATTTTTTGTGGGGCTGTTGCATGGCTTATATATATACCTTTGGCCCCGGCCCCTGTTGTGGTCCCTACTGTTGGCCCTGGCTTGACCTTTGGACCTTTGGACCACTTGACCTTTGGACCGGTTGACCCTTGGGCCCTGCACCCCTGCACCCTCCAGGCCTTGACGATTGACGATACCTTGACGATTGACGATTGACGATTGACGATAAAAAAAATAATAAAATAATTTGACGATAGCGGCGCATTTGACGATTGACGATTTAACTTTGCCTAACCTTAAACCCTAAATCATGAAAACAATTACAAAATCATTCAAGACCATGCGCCAAGCCGAACAATACCAAGGCCGCCTATACGACAAGTATAGCAGCGTTAAATTGGTATCATTTCCCCGCTTTGACGAAGCCGGACAATATGTTTGGCAAGTAAATTGACCTAACCCCTAAACCCTAAAACAATGAAAATAATTGAGAGAACCCCGATCGTCCTGCCCAACGACAACGCCGACACGGTTGAGGCCGTTGTTTACGCAACCAAAAGAAAGGATCGCCCTTACCGGGTCTACATCTCAGCCCCAACGATTGATCGTATTATTGACGAGTTTGACGATGAGTCAATTATCGCTCTTTGGGCCGATCAATACCCCGAATGGGCCAAAAAGATTGCACCGGTTATCTGACGAGGCCACAAGGCCGAAACGGTCCTAATGGACCGTAATAACCTAAACCCTAAAACAATGAACCAAGAAACCGCCTACCACTACACGATCACGAATGTTTGGTTTGATTCTGAGACCAACGAGCGAAACGAAAATGTTTTCACTTGCGATGACGATGGCCAGGTTGATAATTACATTTATTGCCATGACGAGGTTGACGAATTTCCCGGCCCTGGCGTTGACTATACCACCGTTGAGGAGCAAGTATTTGTCTTTGACGAGGGTGACGATGTTACCCCTGGAGATTACCGATTAATCAAAGAATCCGTTAAAATCTTAATCTAAACCCAAAACCATGACGATACGAGAAGTATTAAAGAACAGGCTCCCTTTGGCCGTCGCTAACTCCGCTATTTTAGCGATTGAGCTTCAGCACCAAGGCCGCAAGCAGAACCCCCACCAAGCTGACGATGATTGCGTTGACGATAGCCTTGACAACGCTTTACACTCGTTCCATTGGGATTCTACTGACGAGGGCCATCACTATTGGCAGCGCATCCACGACAAGTATGTCCAAAATGACGAGCGTGACGATGCCGATTTGTTTAGGATAAAGGACTGACGATGCCCGCCTTTGACGATGATGCCCTCACCGATGGGCTTGCTATGTCCACGCC